CTCATTAAGATATTTAGCTATTTGATGAGTAGATTTTCCTTCCCAAAAAAGCCTATAAATCAACTTAACTATTTCAGCTCCTTCTTCATCTATTTCAGGTATACCATTTTTGCCTTTTTTATAACCGAGAAAACTTTTATAAGGAATAAGCACCTTACCGTCAGCAAAGCTCTTCCTAATCCCCCATTTAACGTTCTCTGATATGTTGCGGCTTTCCTCTTGTGCTAAGGCACTAAGGATTGTGATGATAAGTTCGCCAGTAGCGTTGATCGTATGTAATCTTTGCTCTTCAAAATAAACATCGATACCTAGATCCTTTAGTTCGCGAATGGCACTAATGCTATCTACCGTGTTTCTTGCGAATCTAGATAAGGACTTGGTGAAAAGCAAATCAAATTCATGTCTTCTAGCAGCGGCCATCATCTCATTAAAACCTTTTCTCTTTTTAAGCATGGTTCCTGAGATTCCTTCATCTGCATAAACCTTAACGAATTTGTATTCAGGGTTTGATTCAATTAGTTGTGTGTAATAGCTGACTTGAGCGGCAAATGATGTAAACTGCTCATCACTATCAGTTGATACCCTAGCATATGCAGCAGCTCTTATTAGCTTATGTTCATCTAAAGGGAATTCCTCTAGCACTTTATTATGCTTAGGTTCGATTCTTGTTACTGTAGGCATAATTGTCTCCTTTCTTCTCTTTGTCTTGCTTGTTCTTTCATTTCCGGTGTCCACGAATCTTTCCTTGAAGGTGTGACCCATGTCACTTCTTTTGACGTTTTATCTTTAAAGTTGATAACTAGGAGATTGTTTGGATAAGCCACCATGTCTTCTACTATTTCTTTAAAGACGTTTTCATCGAACTCTTCTAACCCGAGGACTTCAGTGATCACTTTATAAAGGACCCTTTCAGGTATAGCTTTGTTGGTGCAGTAGTCTTTACCCATCTTGTCAGCTTCCTTACACATCCACTTTGGTTGGTAAGTACATACTTTATGATGGAAAGAGGACCCACAGCAGCCGCATTTAATCATCTTTGTAAAAGGATATGACCTTACTGGTTTGCGGTCTTTATAGGCGGCATTTCGCTTTGCTCTTATACGGATGCATTCTTGGAACTGCTCTTTAGAAACTATAGGCTCGTGATTATCGCTAACATGGTATTTAGGTTTGGTATCCTTATTTATCTTGTATCGTTTATTTGACATGACTGGCCTATAGGTCTTTTGGAGCATTAAGTCTCCTGTGTAAGTAACATTAAGTAAAAGGTTCCTTACTGTGGTCTTTGACCACTTGTCAATTCGAGCAGGCTTGATTCCTTCCTTGTTTAGCTTTTTAGCGATGGCGGTATCACCTAGTCCACTTTGGTAAAGGTCAAATATCATTTTCACCACTTTTGCTTCTTTAGGCACCACTATGTATTTTTTATCTTCGATGTGGTAACCAAAAGGATCATTGCCACCCCATATGAGCCCACGTTCCATATCTTTTTGAATACGCCAGTACATGTTAAGGGACATAGTTTTGACTTCTTCTTCAGCAGTCGCAGCAAATACTGTGAGCATGATTTCACCCTCAAAAGATAGTGTATGGATGTTCTGCTCTTCAAAATAGACATCAACACCAATACGTTTAAGCTCTCTGCAAGTATTTAAAAGAACCACTAGGTTCCTAGCGAATCTCGATACGCTTTTAGTAATGATTAAATCAATCTTGCCATTATGGGCATCTTCAACCATTTTAGTGAAGTCTGGCCTATCGCTTTTAGTACCGCTTATGCCTTCATCAACATAGATGCCTGCAAACTTCCATTCTTTATGGCTTTTAATCAGTTTGGAATAGTAGTCAACTTGAGCATTTAATGAGTGGAGCATAGTCTCTTTCTCTTTAGAGACTCGAGCATATGCACAGACCTTAAGTTTGCCCTTATTTTCAGGTAAATTTGTGATCTTAATAATGTCCAACTTTGATACACCTCCTTACGTATATAATCCCTCTAAAGAGGGATATTATCCACTTATTAAGCATTAAAAATGCTCCTTTTTGAGAGGTTGTATTTAGCTAATAATTTGGCGTTTATTTCATCAAAATCTTCCTGAGAAATCTCACCCTTTTTAAGCATTTCTTCATAGTAAGTTCTGCTGATCAAATAATTATGAACTCTCGTTTTATAATCGCTTGCCATATTTGTGCTGAACGAAGCATGAATATGAACAATACTTTGTCTTTGTGAAACGCCAAGATAAGAAAGTTTTTCCACAATTTATACATGTACAGGTTTTATCTTTTCGCCTCTTTTTTGAGTTATAACATTTATCAGAGCAATAATGTCTTTTTCTTCCTCGACGATTTTTATAATTAATGATTTCCCTTCCACAAATAGGACATGAATCGTAGCTAGAAACATTCTCGGATTTTTTCAAAAGATTATGGATTGCATCATTACTTCGATTAATGATTTTTCCAATTTCTCTGATCGTTAGTCCTTGTTTATCAAGTTCTAATACTTTGTTCTTTTCTTCGGTGGTCATACTTCGCCTCCTTTCGCTATATGGAGAAAAAAGTGGCAAAATGACCCCCCTTAAAAATAAAAAATCCTCAAAATAAATGAGGAATAATGTATACTATTTGCACCGGGCATAAGGACTAATGGTTAGCTTATTAGTTCAATATAGGTAGCACGAGAGTTACCAATAATAGTTTTATTAAAGGAGAAACACTTATGTCCGATTATGAACTTCCAGTGACAGTCTCGTCAGTGAGACATCAATTTGGAACCTTCTTTGATAGCGTTAGACTGCTTTATAATCTATCGTTCTTCAAAGAAGAAAAAGGCTACAGAGCAGAAGCTGTGAAAAAGTACGCTGATGAAATGTTTGAGGCTAACCGCATCAGTGAGTATGTCCGCTCCATCATTGGAGAAGCGATCCAAAAATTCACACTACTCTCTCCAGTCAAATTAAAAGAGATGAACCCTACCAAGCTCGAACAATTGAGCAAGTGGATTAACATCTCTATCTATGACATTAACGGTGAAATTGCTGATTTAATGTCGAAGTAACTAGCTCCTCAGCGGGAGCTTTTTTGATGCAATTATTAGTAATTGATTATCTCCATTATGTATGACATGTATGTCAAAACGATATAAGGCTTATAGGGTAAAACCTTCCTCGAAAAAATACATATCAATTACTTTCATAGGCGTATATAAATTATTTAGATTTGATAATATTTCTTTAATTTCACTTTCGTTTGCTTTTGCGAAACTCTTCAATTCCATGAGCGATTTAATACCTACTTTTTTGGTGAGGTTATGATTTCCTAGTCCTTTTACAACATAAGTGTCATAAGCAACAGTACAGCCAATGGTCCCTAAAATAATTTTAGTTACTAAAGTATCAGTAACATTATCAATTGTTTTTGGTTCCGAATTTCCTTCTTCATAATATGTTTTTCCGTAAAAATAATTACGAATTTCATCAACTAATTCCATAATCAATCTAGCGTTACTTGTTCCGACATCATTAAAGGGGTCATAATCGATTAATGACTCATATTTTGCTTTGCAAAGTATATCAACTATAGGAGTTAAAAACTTATAATCTTTTTGCATTAAGAACGAGTTTCTTAACATTCCCCAACTAGCTAAATAAGCATATAGATGTAGAGTCAATAAATCTCTTTGACTGACATCCTTTCTAAGAGATAAAAATGCTCTTCTAACGTGATCATAAGAAAGATATCTTCCGTTTTTGTCAGAACTATAAACTTTAATAAATTTGCTTACATGTTCAGTCAAGTCAACCTTCTCATTAATAACACGGTAAGACAAGCTTCTTTCTCTTGGTTGATAAGATCCTCCACTTTTACTCAAAGTATTCTCTAATCTTGGAGCCGGAATATTTCCTTCCCCGTTAAGAATCTTGTTGATTTCTCTTTCTAAGGTGTTGGTGATAACTTTATTTGGCATCATTTCATCAGTCCAACCATGAAGTCTAAGGAAACGTCTGCATATTTCTTTTCTATTTTCAATAGGTAAACCATCCACTCGGGCAATCATTGGACCGTTAGTATAAGGGTTTCTTACAATACAGTATTCAACATTATCTAATTTAAAAGTCTTACTCATTTTAGTCATCCTCCACAACTTCTTCGATAAACATCATCTCGTCATCTTCCTCTTCTTGCTCCCGCCATTCTTCATCAGTCATGAATGGTTTCTTATACCTTTTAGCCTTTCTTATTTTTGGTCTTTTAACTTTAGGTTTTTTCTCTATAACAATTGGGGTTCCATCTGCATTCGTTCTTGGAACAAAGACGACACCTATAACAAAAGTTATAACTGCAATAATAGGTATTAGAATCAGCGCCCAAATAGGTGCTCCATAAGAACCCCAAACAATAGTTGCAATAACAGCAACCACTGACCATAATATGAGACCAACACCAACGCCTGTTCTAACTTTGTACGGAATTTTATTCATAACTTAATTCTACAAAAGAGAAATTGTTAAATCGACTTAGAAATTTGAGAGTTTATCCAAAATAAAGTTATAAGTTTATTTAACAACTTTTCTATTTAAAACCTATCAAGGCAATTTTGTATTTGCAACTCCATAATTTGGGAGTTTTGGTACAAGGCAGTGTTAATACACTTTTGTTAATTAAACCTGCTTCTTACTTCATCTCTATGTTTTGCTAATTCTTCTGAAGAAGCCACAAAAGGGAGAAGCATCTCGTAAACAGCTTTAATCTGTGATGGATTTAATTCCCCATCATTAAGTTCGCGATAATAATCTTTAAAGCTTCTAACTGTAAAAGCATAATCGGACTCAATTCCCCAGCCATCTTCCAAATCTGCAAAGATAACTATGTTATCCACTTGATAATTATTGTGGAGTCTTCTCTTAAGAACTGCGCAGTGACCTTCATTTTGTTTAACTGGATTCTTGTGGTCCCTATCACTCATATAAGGATCATCATATTCTTGATGCCAGTATTCGTCATCGTCATTTCCACTGATGTGGCCAACCCAGTTCTTTGTTTCAATGCAGAAGATTCCTTTGCGCGATATTAAAACACAGTCTATTTCAGTTTTATGGCCATTTCTAAGAGGCAAAAGAAGATTTGCTAACAAATACTCATCTTCTCTTAAAAGAGGTCTTAAATGATAGTTTACTAATTTCTCTCCCCACATTCCCGCTCTGTCGTTTGCAGGAGTAAAGAAAGGAATACGTTCACCGCCTCCAACTTGAGTGCCTCCGCCATCTCCATAATCGCCGCGATCATTTCTAGAAGAAGCTACAACAGCAATTATGATAATGAGGATTACTACAGCAACAATTACTAATGCAATCCACCACATTTTTATCTATTATTAATTCCCTAAATCTCCAAACACAACAAATGGATCTGTTGATTGTTTGATAAGGACGTGTCCTAATTCAATATCTAAGAAGCTGTCAATTATCTCTGTTACATCTTCTTCGACATCGGTTTCATCAATCAAATCAATATCTTCATTAAATGCTACTAACTCGACATCAGCAGTATTTTCAGAAGCTAATGTAGGTAGAACTCTAACAATCGAAATACAATCTTTTCCTTTACCATTCTTTGAAACTATGTTTTTAAGAGCTAATTGAAGACCGTTAAAATCTGTTCCTTCTAATTCATTAAATTCATCATGTTTAACATAAATAGTCGTTTTAACTAAGCGTAGTTTTTTCATAAGACCTCACAATTATTATTTCTTTTCTCTTTCAAAGGTAATGATGAGTTCGGCTTTGAAATTCATCCAATAAGTGTTTGAAATGACTCTCCAGCCTTCTTTTGCATATTTGTTCATTTGGGCTTCAGCATCTTTTGCATTCTTTGCCTCGACAACTTTGTATTCGTACATAAAGCATCTACCTCTTTGAGTATTATTTTATAATAAAAGCCAACGCTTTTTAAATGGTAGGTTCCAACTACATTTGTACATGTTCGAATAAAAAGGAGGTAAGTTGTTAAGAATGCAACAAAAAAATCCCTGCTACTAGGATTTCTCCGTTCACAGGGATAATTTAATTCTTTAATTTGTAAATAGTTGCTTCGACTTGGTTAGTGATCCACTTTTGTAAATCACCATAATTTTCAGTAATAAACGCTTTTAATTCTTCGGTTAATTCCGAGGTAATTATGGCTTTTGCTTTATCAAACGCAATAGCTTGTTCCTCTTTTCCAAAGGAACCACTATTCTTTAATGATTCAACATAGGTTTGGAATGTGACTTGCACTGCATTTGTAACAATGCCAATTGCTTTATTAAACAATGCTTGAGCCTTTTCATCTTTGATCTTGGTAGATAACCATTGAGACAGTTTAATTCCCAAGAAGCTTATGAGCGGCAAGATTATACATGTTGTAACTGCCGCCAAAATGTTAAGTAATATTTGGTTCATATCCGCTCCTCCTATTTATGAGCTTGTTTATTGATGTGGTCCTCAATTTCTACAATTGCTGCGGTTACCGGACCATCGCATCCTTGTTCTTTTAGTCCTTTTAGACACGCTAGGACACCTTTGGTGAGGATCGTTTGTTCTTCCTTGATCTCTCTAATTTCAACGTCATTCTTGTCTCTTTTCATAAGCCATTTGAAAAACGCGAACAGAATTCCAAAGATTACTCCTAAAGCAGTAACTACAGATGCTGCTGTAATAATTACTTCAACTACATGGTTCATACATCTTCCTCCTCATAAAGCGAAACCAAGTAAGAAAAAATCTCCTTTAATCTTGGGAGATGTTCTTCTATGTTCATTTTAGTTTTAAGGTCTTTGGCAAGCTCGAAGTTCTCTTTAGAGAAATAGTATTCAAACTTGCCTGTTTCCTTATAGTGCCTTATAAGAGATTCAACTCGATACAAGTGATAAAGGCTCTTTTCATCCTTGTAGTTTTCAAGTCTAATTCCAAAGTATGTAATCAAGCGATAGAGCCAATCATTGAAGTGCTTTTTAAAGTCGATGTAAAGGAATTCATCTAAATTGTCTTTTATCGATTCATCAACATAGACGAGATTCTCTTTTGCGAGCAAAGTGTTATCAAGCCAGCAAAGGAAATAGGTAAGACATCCATTATCGAAATTTTTAAGCCTTTCAAAATAGCATCTACCAAAGGTAAAGAAGTCACAGTCATCTGTTTTAACGACGTTGCAGCTATCATAGCCATCAATAACTACTGTGAAGTCTTTATCGCTTTCGTCTTCACTTAAGCCAAATATGGATGAGCCACATCTATAGCAGAGAAGAACTTTGTTTGGTGAAAATAACTTATCTAATAACTCTTGCATATTTTGGTTGGTTCCCCCTTGAATCTTCGACATAAAGTTTGCTGCTGGTTAATTGACATGAAAGCGTGCAGTCTTGACCGTTATAACGATAATGGACGATACCGCCACTACCACCAACTGAAGCACCACAGAATATGACATTAGTTCCGCCTACATAAAGGGAGATGATTCCGTCATATGCATTTGATGTTGTAATTCCATCAAAAACATAACAATGTCCATAGGACAAAGTAGACCATCCATCGTAAACAGGACCATAACGCGAACTAGCTTCACTTAAAACTGCTGTTCCCTTTGCGTTAATGTTTGTTTGATCGTTTTTAATGTAAGGCGGGTCATAGTTTCCATCTAATGTTATTGATGATGAGGTTTTTGTGTACCTACAGAGTGGGAACTCATAAATGAGACCACCGTTCATCAAGTCATTTTGTGTTAATGATGGATATGCAGACGAAGCTTCCTTCTTCTCTAGAGAAATTGTGTTATTTCCTAAGTCAATCTTAATGATGACATAGCCATAAGCAGAGCCATCTAAAGAGACAGAAATCTTCGTTCCGCTTTCAACAAATATTCTTCTCCCATAGACTTGGACATAGCCGTTTTGGAATGAGATATAGTTGTTACTGACTGATGCCTGACACCTACCTAAAATGCCATAAAAAATGCCGTTCACACCACTAGTCAAGAAGTGATTAATGTCGGCATCCATTTTGCTCGATACTGAAGCAGCATCAAATGTTATTTTTTGAATAGCCATTAGGTTGACCTCCTATCAATTAGTTTTAGTTTATCTGTCAAAGACAGACGATATTCGCCTAGTGTAACTTTGGCTGTGTTAAAAGTACCTTTGAATTCCATCTTTGACACAATGGTTTCATAGGTCTTGTTTTCAGTGATAAACACCACTATTGCACCGACCTTTAAATCCTTCAAAGCTTCTATCTTGTTTGTGATAAAAGAGAAGTTAAAGGTGATCGTGTGTTCTAAAGAAGAATCCACTAGTGCTTTCGTGGCTTTGGTAAGTAATGAGTCATAGTCTTTATCGCTATAAAACTCATACTTCATTTTGACCTTATGAATACGTTGAAGAGCAGATGCAGTCGTTACAACATGCCCGTCGTTAGTTAAGTAATAAACAATCTGACTTGTATGCTGCGTATTCTCGGCTTTTGGAATGTAATAAACTTTGTTTAAACTCACTTCATTTGTGTCGTTAACATTTAATTCGGAGATGGTTCCAAGATTGCTTTTCATCGTAATTCCTATCTTTGCAGAAACCACTTTGATTTTAATCTTTGAAAACTTACCGTTTGCGAGCACCATCTCATATTCAAGCCTGATGCCATAGGTTTTAGAAAACTCTTCAACCAAATCAAGGATGTTCTCTTTAGTGTCAGCTTCATATGTAAGCGAGCAGCTTTTCACTACTTCAATTGCTGTTTCTAAATATGAAACGTTTTGATATTGGTCACCAGAATACTTAAAAGTATTGTTGATAAGATTAACAATGAATTGAGCAGCGTTTCCACTAAAGCTTGTTGGTAAAGGAACATCAACATCTAAAAGAGATAAATAGTCCTTTGTTTCCACTTTGGTTTGGTTCTTATCATCACTCTTAATTGATGTAATGATTCCGACATATGGATAACCATTTTCTTTCACCAAAAGTAAATCACCAACTTTAGCATTTAAACGTTGTTTATTAACTGTGAATTTGCTCTTTTGAGGCACTAAGGCATCTAAGATGATATCAAAGTCATCAGTGGCATAGCCGTAATCAATAACCGACAGATCTTGTTCGTTTAAAAAGATTAATTGCATAGTGCCTCCTAATGAGCGATGTACTCTTCTTTAAAAGCAATCTCACATGTAGCCTCTTCTCTAACACCGGGATCAAAGAAGATCTCGCTCTCACCTGGAGGTAGGAATAAGAAGTTATCACATGTGAAATCTTGTGTGTTGTAATAGTCTTCCACTTCCGCTCCAAGCATCCATTTAATGTATTGGTCGGTTGGTTCAGAAGAGATTTCGATCGTTGGTTCATCACGCTCATCTATGATTAATCGTAAGGTCTGCACATCGACACCATTTTGTCTAATAATGACTCTTGGGTTATAGCAATTACCGATGAGCCTAATTAACAATGGAACATTTCTTGGCGAATCATTCACCACTGTTACTTTTCCGTTAAAAGAAATTGCATAAACGTATGGATAATCGTAAGAGTAAATCTTTCCGCCACCAGAGTCGTGAACATCAATATGAGCAGACTTATTAACGAGCCATAATGACAAGCAGTCGATTTTGACTTTGGTCTTTAAAGTTCCTTGCTCTAATTGAGTCTTACTGGATGACTTAACATTGATGTAGCAATACTTTTTGCCAGCATCAGTTTCATAAAAGAGTCTGATTTCTTTACTTTTAGTAAGATACTCTCTCCAGCGAGTAAAACCACCATAGCCATCAAGGAAGCAAAGAGTTAGATCAATGGATCTTTGTGGAATGGTTCTTTTAGTCTCAACAAAACGAGCATCGAAGTCTACATAATTGATTTCAAACTCAAAGCCAAAACCATCTAAATCCTCGATGACACAGGCATGGCCATAATCGAAATAGAAGGTGCTACCAACTTCATTGACTAGGTATAACTTTCGTCTCATTAGTAATCACCTCCTAAAGCTGTATTAATTGAATCAATATCCACATCGCCGTTTGTGTTAATAGTGACATTGTTAGTTGTCGTTGAATGGTCATCATTCATATACGAATTGCTGGTAGATTTGACTGTGTTTTCCGCATCAAAGTCACCAGTGCCAAACATCTTCCCAATTAACTTCACAAGCCAACCGACTGTGTGGTCAAGAATCCACTTGATCGCGTTAATAATCGCAGAGAGGATATCTAAGATTGGTTTAAGGATTTGCATCAACAGTTGTAAGACTGGCAAAATTACCGCTTTGATAACATTGCCGATGATAACAAGAATTGGTGAAATAGCCTCAACGATCGTAAAGATAACATCGAGAATGTCCATAATTGGGGTTAAGAAAATCTCAATTAAAGGCATTAAAATTTCGAATAACTGTGCAATTATTTCAATGATTCCGCTAATAAATTCGATTAATGGCTCTAAAATGGCGAGAATAATCTCTAAGATTGGCTCTAAGATGTCGATGATGATATCTAAAAGCACAACCACCACTTTGATGACCTCACCCAAGATATCGACAATAACGTTGATGATCTCGATGACAATGTTTAAAACGCCATCAATGAGTTCGATAACCACTTCGATAATCTGAACGATCAATCCAATAACTAATTGAAGAATGCGAGCCACCACTTGAAGAATCTTAGCGATAAGCTGTGTGATAGGAACCAAGATTGCGGTAAGCATCTCAAGGATTCTTGTAATTGGCTCAATAAGCTTCTCAAGTAGTTTTACTACTTCTTCAAGCACCATCATAACCACATCAAGAATGCCATCAATGATTTCCACTAACACGTCGATTATTTGGTTAATGACATTCATCAATAAATCAAGGATGGGTTTTAGTTTCTCGATGATTTTACCAACCAACTCAACAATCTTATCGATGAGCTGTTGAACGATTTCCATAATGCGTTTTAATAACGCTCTAAAGTTTTCATTTTGAAGTAATAAGACAGCAATTAAAGCAATGAGAGCCGCCCAAGGACCTGCTTTCGCAGCACCACCAACAGCCTTAAATGCTTCGCTTACCGTACCAAGCACTTCTTTAAACTTCATGAACATCGTTATTGCTTTAGCAACAATCGACAAAATCGGTCCAATAGCTGCCGCAACTGCAGTGACTACACCTATTAAGGCTTTCATCCTGCTCGACATCTCGTTGAATTTTTGAATGAGTTCTTTTGTTTTTGGAATGACCTTATTTCTTAAAAACTCCACTACCTTAGTGATAATTGGAGCGAGTGCGGTCGCGAGTTCTGTCCTTAAAGAAAGGAATGCTTGTTTGAGTGCGTAGATTTCGTTGCCGAGTGCACCAGTCACCTCTGCATCTTCTTCAGACACAATTCCGACTTTTTCGGCTTCTTCCATCCATGCTTCAAGTTCCTCTTCAGAAGCAGACAAAACAGGGTTAAGTAAAGTACCTAATTTATCCCCGAAGAATTGATTTGCTAAAGCAGTTCTTGTAGCCGCATCTTCAACACTAGCAATTGAACTTCTGATTTTTGCGAAGGCTTGCTCCGCATCTAAACCAGCGAGATCATCCATTGTTAATCCGATTTTAGCTAACTGCTCAGAGACATCATCTCCGTTAGCAATTTGGCCTAAAAGAGTATTAACTTTTTGGAATGCTTTGTCGAGATATTGAGTTTCACTACCAAGTTGTTTAGCGGCATACTCCCACTTCTGCATTGCCTCAAGACCAACACCAAGTTGTTTAGCGGTGTCAGCCATTTGGTTTACTGTTTCAGTGGTTTTAAGTGCGAGAGCTGATAATGCAGATACCGCTGCTGTAACTGGGGCGGTGATATATTTAGTCATCGCTGAGCCAATCGCAGAGAGCTTCTCTACATTGATGCTACCTAGACTAGAAATCTTATCTCCAGTCTCTTTAAGTTCTTTATTTAGCTTTGCTATTTCTGCTTCCGTGTACTGGACAGCACGTTGCATTTTGTTAAACTCTTGTTCAGATACAGTGCCTAATTTGACACCTTCTCTAGCAACATCAAGAGCTTTCTTTTGTTCATCTAATTTCTTCTTTGTAGTTTGAAGAATTTCATTTAACTTGTCTTGTTTTTGCCTCCACAAGTCAACGTTGGATGAATCGTATTTTAAGTTTTTATTAATTGCAGCAAGATCACGCTGCTGTTCTTTTAAGTCGGAGTTGAGAGATTTGATAGAAGCCTCGAGTTCTGTCGTATCAAGTCCGAGCTTAATATTTAGACCTTTAATCGCTTCCGCCATTTCTCTCACCTCCCTAACCTAAAAAGGCATCAATATCTGCCTGAGTTGCTTGTCTAGATGAACCACCCTCTTCATAGATAGATTTTTGTAATTTGACTATGTCAAGATAGGTTCGAATATCAAAGAATTCCGCATCACGAATCGGTATTCCGAGTTGAGCCAAGTTGAAAATAATATTTGCCGTGATGTTTCCGCTTGGCCTTACGGTTTTGGGGCTAAGTCAGTCCCTTCAGATTGTTTCTTTACTTCTCCTAGAAGTTCTCCGATAACATTCGCTAGGTTAGTGAGTTCTTCAATATTGGAGAGAACACTAAAATCGAATGATTGAAGGAAATGATCGTATGAGTCGTTATAGAAAGGCTTATAAAGCACATAGATTAATCTAAAAAGGACATCGATAAATCTACCGACATCGTTTTTGTTTTCTTGCATGGCTTTATCTAACTTTTCGACATCATCAAAGAGTTCGGTACCGAAGACATTTCTATAAGAAATAATGGTAAAAAGGGAAGAGGCTAATCTAAGCTCCTTCCCATTGAGTTTTACAGTGCGTTCCATAGACTATCTCCTATCCGTTGGTTGGAATAGTTGGAATAACTGGTGCGGTTGTTAAGAAGTTAGCGTAGTTGCTATCTCCTTTTGCACAAACACAGTTAGTAACTAAATCATCGCCAACTTCGATAGGTCTTGCTGTAATATTAAGCGTGACACTATTGGCTTCAATGGAGTCCGCTTTTGACTTAGTAGCTTCTGCAACTGGAGTGACGCTACATAAGTAGTACCAAACTCTACGTGCTTTTGCATCGCCTTGGAATTCAAAGCCAAGAGCAAATGTAACAACACTTGCATTAGCAATTTCCACTAAGTTACCATTAGCGAGTTGTTTATAGCCTAAAACGGCAGTTTTGAAGGAGTCAGGAATTTCTGTGAATTTGAGAGTTAAAGTTCTGCCTGCGTTTTGAACTAATGATGCGTATAAAGTATCGTCAGCATAAACATTGGTAGATCCACCCACTACTTCACTTGAGAATTCTTGGGCACCTGGTAAAGCGACTGGAGTATCAAAGCTCCAGTTACCATTGCTGTCTTGTGTGGCAATGGCATAATGAACGTTGCGAAGTCCGAACGTAATTTTATTATTTGGCATGTTTAAAATCCTCCAGCCTAATTTCATAAACTCTATAAATAGAGCCATCCGAGTTTTTGTACTCAGAAGTTAAAGAAAAGATGTAGTCATTATCGAGAAGTGCTTTTTCAAGTTTGTCCTCGAGAGCTTCATCTTTTTTCTTTGTTGATAGTGTGATTTGAATCGTTCTTAAGTAATAGATTGGCCTGTCGTCACCAAATTGAGGTGGTCGTTTTGATATCTCTTGATAGATGATGAAAGGTGCCTCTGCATTTTGCTCGTTATCAGAATCAATATGAGCATATATCACTGTCGGAAGAACGGTTAACAACACTCTTCGTAGTTTCTTTAGCATTATCCACCTCCATTAATTATCTTTTTGATATCTTCAAGCATCTTAGGGGTAAGCTCATCATAAGCAGGTCTCATAAAAGGGCGAGCAGATATAAGTTTTCCACTTCGATGTTTAAAGCCAAGTTCTATTAAATGAACGATGGAACCTTTGGTTTTAGAATAAATAACAATCGTTTTATTCACTCCATCACCGTATGATTCCTTAACAAAAGAATCGCCTAAATGCTCTTTAGTCCACGGAGATCTAGGTGCATTCTCTTTAATGTAATCCAAGATTTGATCAGCGGTTTCTTCTAGACGTTTTACTATTGCTAGTTCAACATCCTTTGAATAATCTTTGACCGCTTTCTCAATCTCAGGTGTGAGAGCAGTTATTTCTAAAGGTTCCATCCTTCTATTTCCTCCTTTTTGATTTGTGTTTCAGCACAATGTAATTCCATCCACATCCCATTTTGATAAGTTCTATCTACTAAGTAGATTGTGTCTTCATTTGGAACATAGACATATTTACTTTTGTCATAAAGGAAAGCTTGAATTGAAACTTTAAAATCAAGTTTAGTTTTGCTCTCTTTTGCGGAGTAGTATTCCTTAGAAGTGATGGAGCTTGTCATCCCCACCACCTCTTTGGAGCCGACCAGCCGCAAGATCTGGTTGCCCAGCTCATCAGCAGTTGTTTTAACACGTAATAGGAATAAGTTGATGTTGCCGGAATTAGGATACGCTATCACGAGGAAGAACCTCCACCAACCTCAGGATGATGCAAGCACAGTTGCCTGAGTAAGACGTCAAAGCTCTTGGGAAGCTCTTTCACTTCTCCATTGCTATTAAATCCGAAGTTCGTCTTCACAAATATGGTAATAAGAGCTGTCACTAATGGGTTGTCGTCTGATTCAGCGGTTTCACGAGGAATTCCAGCTGTGACTAGTAGCTGGCGGCACGAGGCAATATGAATCAGAATTTCATCATCAGCGTAGTGTTCGGTTGCAGGGATAAGCAAAGCTTTTTTCATTTTTTCAAGCATGTTTTCGCACGACATTTTAGACACCTCCTCTACTCGTTAGAATATTCTTCCTATTACACTTAAACGGAAGGACCCGCCTTCATACACATTTATTGATCTCTCATTTCATGGGTATTGCGACTAGCGACTTATCAAGGTTAGCGGGCACTCCTCCGTGTTTCGACCTAAGGTCTATTCGCCTTCGTCTTCATCAGGTTCTGATTCAGATTGGGCGGCAGCTTTCTTAACTCTTAAGAAGCCTTTGTAGCCGATGACGTTACCACCTGTGAAGACAGAAGCCTTATAGCAGATGATGCCGTCTTTGAATTTGTAATCAGTGGATTTAGCTACTTCAACACCACTGAAGATTGGGACTTCGTAGTTAGCTAATGGACCATAGGCGATACCATATTCACCAGCTTGAGTTGTAGAAGCAGAGATTGCTTTACAATGTGAAGAGATGATGAATGGGATACCATCGATGGTTTTTGCCTTGTAGTCAACGTTATAGACTTTTCTGCCTTCAGCGGTTCTTAAACCAGCGAATGCACGTAAGTCATTCTTGTTGAGGATGAGGACACAGCCACCTTCGACTTCTTCATCACCACCATATGCGTAGACGATTTCATCTAAGGTATTTTCATCGATTGCACTGAGTTCTAAGTCAGTGGCATCTGCTAAAGCTTCACAGTTAGCAGAGAAGATACCTTTAAAGGTGTTTGTGGTACCTGCACCACGAAGGATTTGTTCAGAGATTTTCTTTCTTAAAGCGATATTAACGCCTTTGAGAACTTCGCCTTGGTAATCGGCTGCTGGGAGTTTCTCTAACTCTTCAGTGATTTCTGCATAAGCAGTGACTTTAACTTTGGAAATTGTTAAATAACCAAAGGTTGGTTCTGCTGTGGTATATGGATCACCTTCTGCAGTTAAACCACCAGTACCGTGAGATTTCACAAAGGATTTCTTATAGGTTTCGCCACCCTTAAGGTTGACTGTGTGAACTTGCTCAACAAGAGTAGAGACTTCTCTGAATGGGTATGGTGAGATTTTGTCATCGACATGTTCAGGGAGTAAGACTCCATCAGCGGTAACGGTGACAGTTCTGCCTTCTTTTAAGGCTTGACCACGAGCTTCTAATTCAGCAGCAGGCTCTGTGGCTTTCGTTTCAACAACGACATCTTGGACATCGAATTTGCCTCTCATAGCGAGTTTCTTTTCGATGGCTTTACGTTCGTTGGTGAGTTCGTCTACTTCTTTATCGTAAGCAGATAATTTTTCGACATCAGTTTCGGAATCAACTAAGCCACGGATTTCTTCAACACGTGCTTTGATTTCCTTTAAACGTAATTCAAGATTCATAAAATGAATTCCTCCTAAAGTTTGGTTTTAATTTGTAGTCTCTTTACTAAGACTGTTCTGCGTTCAAGTTGCTCTGCATCATCCAATGCCTTTAGTTCAGCATCCGCCAACTCTAAAGAACGAGCACTCGCTTGGATAGAAGTTTGGTCGTAGGCCGGCAAGTCCACCACACTTACATCGAATAAACGATCAATTGCCGTGATCGTCCTCTTTGGAAGCTTTCCGCTTTTATCCCAGCTTTGACTTTTAACAGTGAAAGCAAATGACATCTTGTCTAATAGACCAGCTTCGATACATTTGAAAATGTCTCTATTGCTAGTTGTGTCGATGAGTTCGGCATGAATCTTCAAACCTTTTTCATCAACTTCTAAAGAAAGAGAACCATTTCTGGTCCTCGCTATAATTAAGGTTGAGTCGTTATGGTTATATTTAAACGGCACATCCTTCATGTTTGCTTCTTTTAAAGCATCTGCATTGATAGATTCAATAAAGCCATGTTCTTCTGTGCCTATGAGTGTTTCCTCATTAAACACGATCGCATAGCCTTCCACTATCATTTTCTTGTTTTCTTCATCCGCTCTGCTTTCGAGAGATGAAAATCTAACTTCTTTATTCATCTTGGTCGATTTCCTCCTTGGATTTAGGTTTCTTAAAGAATTTATCAAGTTGATATTCGTTCGCTTTATCAGCATCAACATAGTTGAGCGACTGCAAACGTCTACTTCCACCTTCGATTGGTTCGAAGCCTAAAAGGGCTCTTGATTCGTTAAGCGAAAGTATGCCAAGACCCATAAGCTTTTCTATGGCTTGGACTTTGGTATTCCATGAAGCATATTGAAGCCTCTCGGAGTAAAAGATGATTTGCTCACCTTTCTCGAGCTGGCCTCTTGTTAATAATGCTTTAGAGAACGTCTCTGATAAGGAGATCGCTATGCCCTCAATAACAGATTCATAAAAAGCGTTATATTCGTTTTCGTTGTATTTGTTATCAAAGATAGCGTCACTCACACCAAAGTAAGAGATGATCTTCTTTTGAAGAAATGTAAGAGTTGTACTGTCTACTAACTTAGGGTCAGTATTTAAAGGCACATAGTCACTCTTTAAGTCAACAGGCACAATGGAACTACCACCGGCACTTGTTGCTTCCTTTAAAGCATCATCGAACTCTTTCTTTTGAGCGGTTTTATCCTTTTCGGATAGGATTCCATTTATTTTTAATAAACCTTTGATTTGGAAGCTTGTTTTAATAGCGTTATCCAAACCCTGAAGGACGGAATCGTTAATTTTAATTGTCTTTAGTAATGCGGCATGGTCGCTGATCGCACCACTCCCACCAAAGACATCATTAATTCCATAGAATCTACGAAGATGAATAACGGATTCGTATGGAAGCGTGAAACCTTTTTGGTTAGAAAAATAAAAGCGGAGATACATCGCTCCACTCTCGTCCTTTAGCACCTCTACTGAGTTTGGCTTTAAAGGCCATAATTCTTTTAGCTCATAGGTTTCATAATCATAAACCGGGTAAATGAATGCATTGTTGTTTAAGTAAAGAAGAGTCACAACTCGATAGATAAAATCATAAGGAGACATTAAAGGATTTGGTTGAAACTTGAGTAAATAACTTAAGTTACCATTCTTTTCCTGCACCGTTTTATCATCTTCGGTTTTAACATATCTTGGCTTAAGTTTCGCTGCATGAGTAGCAATACGATCGATGCAGATCTTTACCACATCCGACATGTTGATATTGTTTCCAAAGTCTTGAAATATATCTAATGTCGTTTTGAACACTTGAGCATCATAATTAACAGGTGCCACTACTTTTTTCTTACGTTTGAACATATCAAATAAGCCCATAGCTACCTCCTAACTAATCATGCTTTCGTAATCGTTTTTATATCGAGTAAGGACAGCGTAAGCAATAATGAGAGCCACGCATCCATCGATTCTTTTCAATTTGCTATTTAGTTTGCTCGGTTGAATGTTTCCGTTTAAATCAACTTTCGCTTGGGTGTTAGCAAAGCACCATTTTAAGATTGGGTTATTATCATAGATAACTAGTTTGTTTTTAAGGTCTCCCTCTAACTGTTTCATTGGTTCAGATAAGGTGTAAATTCCCTGTCTAATCTTCTCCATGTTGAAACCAGCTTCTTCCATTTCCTTAACCCAATACTGAGAGTTCCACGGGTCATAGCCAACCCATAAAGGACGGATGCCGTATTCTCTCACCATCTGGATGAACCACTCTGTTACATGATGGAAGTCATTTTGATTTCCTTGAGTTAGAGTGATTAAACCTTTCTTCACCCAAATGTCATACGGAATCTTGTCCTCTTCCACTCTTTTCTTAACTAACTCGCTAGGCATAAAGAAATGCGGTATAACATATCGCTTACCATCTTTTATGACTAGTAAAACTGCAGCAGTTAAGTCTGTGGTTGAAGATAAGTCGACTCCACCAATGGCATAGCTATCCATTAGGTCTGACATTTTGTACTTGGTCTCATTGTTGAGTTCATTGAATGAAAGCCAAGAGCCGCTATCAATTTGTTTGATATTAAAGTCCTTGCATAGCATTGTGACTTTTGTGGCTAAATCATTCCTTGCTTTGTTCATGACATCATCAAAATAAGACTTTGTCTTAATGGTGCCTAAACTAGGATTAGACTTCTGCCAAGAGGAAGGATCTTCAAAGATCTCGTCAATGGAGTCTTGTGTATATAACCACGGAAGAATCCTCTCGTCATCAATTTCGCCTTTAATCATTTTTCTGACATAGGCGAGCTTATTATCAAGGAACCCATCCACGGTTGTACCCTCTGTGGTAATAATGAAGATCAAAGGCTCTCGCTTAGTCGATTGAGATTGCTTAATTGCATCGTAGACTTTTGAGTCAGTCATTTCGTGGACCTCGTCAATACAGCCTACTTCGATGTTATAGCCATCTTTGTTTCGACTTTGAGCGGAGAGCTTTTTAATCTTGTTTTTGTTCTTTGGAGAATAGATGTAGAAAATATTCTTCTTAGAACGCTTTTCGTTTCGTAGAGCTTTGCTCTGTTCACGCATGTTGTTTATCTCTTCAAATAGGATGCTCGCCTGATCGTTGGTGTTGCTTGCACATACAATATCGGTGCCACCACTACTTAAAAAGAATTCTGCTAGGTCAATTCCAGCAATGAACGTTGTCTTTCCATTCTTTCGAGCAATAAGCAACAATGCTTCGTTGAATCTTCTTAGACCGGTCTCCGCCATTTTGAAACCGTATGCACACTCTAAGAAGGCTTTCTCCCATAGCTCTAAGATGAATGGTTGTCCATTGAATGGCGATTTTGTGTGTTTACAAAACTTCTCAATAAACTCGATTCTTATTTGTCCTGGTCTTTCGTCATAGACATAACGAGGATTATTCAAATCGTCTTTTAAGCGTTTTAAGACACTTTTTAGTTCTTGACCAGCGATTATGCGGCCTGACTCTATTTCGTCGATATACGATAGTAAGAAACTCATTCTACGGTGTCTTCCGCTTCTGATTTAGGCAGCGGAATCTCGTGATAATGTATTTCTGAGTCCTTTTTACCTAAAACAAGCTTCTTTCCTAAAATGGAACCATCAGTCACACTTTGGATAACACATCCATCTTTAGCGACTAAGATTCGAAGTCCTTTTTCGTTAATGATTTCCATATTAATCTTCCTCCGTGACTAAACTGAATGTTCTATTAGTACCGACATTGTTGTTCGAGTAGGTCTTAAGTTTGACTTGGCTGACTTCGCCACTACTGAAGGTAATAACACCTGTGTCATTGATGACTTCGCCAACTGGTACAGGCATGAAGTTACCCCATGCACTTGGGATGTAGTCTCCGCCAGTTATATCGATCTTGAATGTTGTTTCAGAAAGATATTCATAAGTGAAGTTGACCGCATTACCAGTACACATGATGCATCCAAAGCCTGAAGAGAACTCTAAATCAATTGAGATTGAGCTGTTTTCATAATGGAAGCATTTACCTGCAAGCGGATCGTTACCACCAACAATACCAATGGACCAGTTCTTACCTGTCGCAATTGCTATGTCCTCGGCCTCTAATCTGTCATAGACAGTTTGATGGATTGAGATCACTTTAGATGCTGCACCACTTAAGTCTTTCAAGTTACGGAACATTTGAATAACCGACTCTCTGGTCAAAGAAGTACAGTTACCAAAGTTAGCGTTAACGTTGAAATTACTCTGTAATGTAATCTTGCTTAAAACAGGACAATCTTGAATTGACTCTAATGGGATTGGGACATTAATTGTGTTAGGGAACCAGATTTCATTTAAAAGAGGACATCCCTTAACAACCGCTGTTCCACCAGTGAAACTTTGTAGCCTATCTGGTAAATAAAGCTTCTTAAGGTTTGGAATATTCCAGAAAGCATAAGAAGATAAGTTTCTCAAATTGGAGTTAGCACCAAAGGTGACATACTCGCAACCGCATCCGCTAAGGTTATAATTGCCCCATCTAGAAAGTGATGCTGGGAAGTTAATATCTTCTAAGTTAGCGATTCTATATAGAGCATAGTCTTCTAGAGAAGCTAATAGAGAACCTTCTTCAAATTCAATCTTTGTACATCCGCTTTCGTAGAACGCGTGGTCTTCGATTGCGGTAACTGTATAAGGAACACTAACAACAAATTCATTTGTCGCATGAGCTAAGAAATAAGAAGTGATATAGCTAACGCCTTCAGGGATTTCAAAGTGATCAAATGTTCCTTCAACAAGTTGGGAGAGCAAAGTAAATTCTTCTGACGTGTGGATAATCCCAAGATTTCCTTTAAGGACTGTTGCCACAATTGGTTCAGAAGCATAGATGTAATTAGCTGTGATCGTACTATCACTATTAGCAACTTCATCACAAGCCACAAAGGACATCTCCCACGCACCTTCATAAGCTGTGATCGCTTTTGGAATTTCAAATTCATTATTGTGAACCCTGTATAAATAGGTCGCGTTCTTGTGAGTGAATTTTAGGTAATGATATGTGCTATCAATCTCTGAATCCACCACAAACAAGAGTTTTACTCTTTTGGATTCACGATAGACGGATATTTCAAATGACTCTACATCTGTTACTAATTTACCGTCTTTACCGACATGAACATTTATTTCATATGCCATTTGAATTATCCTCCTAGATTCTTCATAAAGTTATCGAACTCATCATCTTCATCGACAGCGTTCCTGCCGAGAATAGAATTGAGTGTTTTAATTACAGTTTGGTAAACCGCTAAAGAGGTGAGAAAAGTTTTATAAGAAACCGTTTCTCTAAACTCACCGTTTTTAACTTGTACCGCACCATAGGTGGTTACCTGTTTTTGTAGTTCATCTAATTGAACCTTTAAAAAAGCCGCTTTGTGTAGCAGCTCATCAACTAGTTTTGTTTTTGTTTCGTCAACATCTTTGAATAGAGCAAGTAGTCGCTCGTATTCTTTTCGTACAGCAGTTACGTCCACGAGTTTTCCTCCTCTAAAAATTAGTGATTTTTGAAAATTTCGGCCTCGCATATTTCTGAGGTGGGGCGCATCGGTACTTT